TTGAAAAACTACATGACACCGTAAAACAAATGCGTGTAGGTAATGTCGAAGCAAGTTGATATACTAGATAATGTTTTAGGAGTTACAGATGTTGTAGAAACAACTACAAGAGATGTTACTCCACCTAAACCTGTACTTGTTCCCGAAACAAAAATGACGGAAGAAGATATAGACAACGATTATAAATATCAGAGAGAAAACTTTTATAATCTGATAGAGAGAGGACAGGATGCAATTGATGGTATTCTTGACCTTGCAAGGGAATCAGAACACCCCAGAACCTATGAGGTTGCGGGGCAACTAATTAAGAATGTTGCAGAGGTAACAGAGAAACTTGGAGACTTACAAAGTAAGATGAAAAAACTCAAAGAAGTACCTAACACTGCACCAAAGAATGTAACTAACGCATTGTTTGTGGGAAGCACAGCAGAACTACAAAAGATGTTAAAAGGAAAAGAATGATATGCCATTAACTAGATTTAAACTAAGTGCCATTGAGGACGGTGGTATTGCAACTGCTGATTTAGCAGACGGTGCTATTACAACTGCAAAGATTGCTGATAGTGCAGTCACTAGTGTAAAGACTAGTAACTTATTTACTAATACAGAGATTGCTGGAACTGAAGCGGCAAGAATGCCAAACGGTACAACTGCTCAGAGAGCAAATGCACAATCTGGTGATATTCGATTTAATTCAACTCTAGCACTTATGGAATATTATACTGGAACTGAATGGAAAGCAATTGATTCCCCCCCTACTGTTGCTAGTATTTCTCCAACAAGTTTTACTGCATCTGGAACAACTATAACTATCACTGGAACAAACTTTCAAACTGGTTTAAGTATTAAAGTTATTGGTGCAAATGGAACAGAATACACACCAGCAAGTGTAACAAGAGTTTCTTCAACAAGTGCAACATTTGCCACAACCCAAGCTATTTTAGATACCGAATCTGATTTATTCGATGTTAAATTATTAAACAATTCTGGACTTTCTGCTATATTAGAGGATAGCCTTGAAATCGGAAACGGTACATTCGCATTTACAAACGCTGCTTCTAGTACAATTTATGACTTAGGAAGAAGTGCTGGATTTGCTGCTGGTGGTTCATTATCTGGTGGCGGTGGAGAATCAGATGTAACCGTTGCTTATGCAGTTACTTCTGGTACACTACCATCTGGTAGTTCTATTAGTTCTTCAACTGGTTTAATCACTAGTATTAGTGCTGTAGGTTCAGATACAAATTCTACATTTACAGTAACAGCAACCGTTACGGATGCTTCAGCAGGTTCAAGTACATTTACTCGTGCCTTTACACTCACAGTCGCTGCTCCAGTGATTGTCTCTTACACATCAACTGGTACTGGAACATTCTCTGTTCCATCTGGTGTTTCTAGTGTTAATGCTCTAGTTGTCGCTGGTGGTGGTGCTGGTGGTTCTGCAAATAGCAGCAGTGGAACTGACGGTGGTGGCGGCGGTGGTGCTGGTGGTTTAATTTATAGACCCGCATTTCCTGTAACGCCAGGCGGTTCAGTTTCTTATACCGTTGGTGCTGGCTCATCTAGACCACAACAATATGCTATTACTACGGAACAAAAACAACAAGCCTTGTCAACCTACAACGGACAAGACTCAGTATTCGGAACACTAACTGCAAAAGGCGGTGGTGCGGCAGGCGATGGGCCTGCTCCAAACGGAACTGCCATTCCTGGCGGTTCTGGTGGTGGTTCTGGTTCTGGTGGTGGTAGTTCACCCTCACCAAATGCTGGTGCTGCAACACAACCTCAACAGCCAGGCGATTCTGGAACTTATGGATTCGGAAATCCAGGCGGAACAAATGCTTATACTTCCCCATATAATGGTTCTGGCGGTGGTGGAGCTGGTGCTGCTGGTAGACCTGCTGGTAACGGACAGGGCCCTTGGGGTGGAAATGGTGGAGTTGGTAAACAATATGGTATTTCTGGTTCACAAGTTTATTACGCTGGCGGTGGTGCTGGTTCTGGTGGTGGTAGTGGCGCAGGCTCAGCTGGAACGCCTGGACAAGGTGGTGGTGGTGATGCTCACCCATCTGTAGATTCTGCTCCTCTAAACGGTGGTAATGGAACTGCAAACCGTGGCGGTGGCGGTGGTGGTGGTGCTGGAATTGATACCCCAACCAGACCGTGGTCAGCTGGTTATGGTGGTAATGGTGGTTCTGGTATCGTTATTGTACAATACTAAACTCTGGAAAATAAAGATAATCAATGCCTGAATTTTTGTGGGCATTGACTGCATCTTCATAAGTTTCTACTATACAATCCCCTGCTAAATTAAACGATGTATTAAATAAAATAGGAATACCTGTTTGTTTATAGAATGCATTAATTAAATTATAGTAGTGAGGATTTTGTTCTTCTGTAACTGTCTGAATACGACACGTTCCATCTACATGAGTTATAGCAGGAATAATATCTCTTTTATTTTCTAATACATTTACTGCATACATCATAAAAGGACTTTCTTTTAATCCTTTCATATCAAAATATTCATGGACATGTTCTAATAACACTGTACCAGCAAATGGACGATACCATTCTCTACCTTTAACTTTGTTTACATAATCTTTACCATCCACTCTTCGTGGGTCAAAAAGAATTGAACGATTACCTAATGCCCTTGGCCCTGCTTCTGACTTTCCTTGATACATTGCAATAATGTTTCCAGCATCTAAAAGTTTTGCAACTCCATTATAACATGCAGTATTACCTTCTGGTTCATATTTGTGTTTCAGTCCAAGATATATGTGTTTTTGTGGACGCATAGTTTTATCTTTAGTAAGAGTGTGATGTAGATATTTTGCAGCACCCATAGACGTTCCAGCATCACTAGAAACTGGTTCTATATAAAACTCAATATCATCTCTTAGATATTCATAGTTTGCAACACAGTTTAAAAAGTAACCACCAGCAAGAACAACATTCTTAATTCCTGTCTTATCAACCATACTATGAATATATCTCTTCACATGGTTTTGTGTAGCAGTTTGTAGTGCATATGCAAAGTCTGCTTTACTTTGGAAGTCTGTAAACTCATAATCCAAATATCCTTCTCGTAGATTCTCGTTTCTCCACTTGAACAGATTGGGGTTGAGTTGGTCGTTAATATACATGGATGGAATAGAATCATTTGGTTTACCATAAGTTGACATTCCCATTAACTTTCCAGCATCCATTTCATTCATACCCATTGCGACACAGGTTTTTTGAAATGCAAGTCCTTCACTAAAATGATGTGATACTCTTGCAGTTCCAATATCAACATCACATTCAAATCCAACCATAACTTCTTTATCAATCTCTTCAAAGTTATTAGGGTAAGATGCAACAAATGATGCATTTCTTTCAGAACCAAATGTTCCTTCTTGAAATTGAAAATGACTAATAGGATAATCTGAACCCAATCCATCACGAATAATACACAATGCTTTCTTAAACCCAGAATTGTAGAAACCATGAGCAGCATGCATCATGTGGTGTTTTTGATTTAAGTCATATGTTGTGTTTGGGTGATTATAAAAAGAACGATTAAGATGAATAATTGCAGATGAGTATGAGTCTCTATCTTCAAAGTTCTCTGGATTTTTGGGTGCTTGAACACCAGTTACACCAATACAGTCAACATTGTCTGTATATTTTGGTAATTCTTGTATAACATTATATGGTAGTTTATCGTACTTTATGTTAGATAATCTCTCATTTTCTAAAGAGAATACAACTTCCCCATCATCCAGCAATGTTACAGCAGAATTGTGTATACGGTTCAAACCTACAATTTTCATAATATCTCCATTATAAATAGTACTACTAGTATATAGTATTATTATGGTAAAGTCAATATGGAAACGCAAAATCATTATCTAGGGAATCCCCTTCTAAAAAGAAGTAATGTTCCTGTCAATTGGACAAAAGAGAACATACTTGAATATCAGAGGTGTATGGAAAATCCCATATATTTCATCAAGAATTACATTAAAATTGTATCTTTGGATGAGGGATTGGTGCCTTTTAAACTCTATGATTTTCAAGAGAATATTGTAGATACCATTCACAACGACAGATTCACTATATGTAAGATGCCAAGACAGTCTGGTAAATCCACGACTATGGTATCCTATATTCTTCACTACGTTCTATTCAATCCTAATATGAATGTGGCAATCCTTGCTAACAAGGCCGCAACTGCACGAGATATTCTTGGTAGACTACAACTTGCATACGAGAATCTTCCTAAGTGGTTACAACAGGGAGTGGTATCTTGGAACAAAGGTTCAGTAGACTTAGAGAATGGTAGTAGGGTGGTTGCATCTTCTACATCTTCAAGTGCAGTTCGTGGTGGTTCATTCAACATGATTTTCTTGGACGAATTTGCATTCGTTCCAACTAACGTAGCAGAGGACTTCTTTAGTTCTGTGTATCCTACAATTTCATCTGGTAAATCCACAAAGGTTATTATTGTATCAACACCTAACGGTATGAACTTATTCTACAAGTTATGGGTAGATGCAGAAAACAAACGTAACTCTTATAATATAGTAGACGTACACTGGAGTCAAGTGCCAGGGCGTGACGAAAAGTGGAAAACAGAGACAATAGCGAACACCTCAGAGGAACAATTTAAACGAGAGTTTGAATGTGAATTCCTTGGTTCTGCAAACAC